TACTCATATGTTTATTTCTTTCTTATTTAATTACTGTTAGGTTTTTACTCGCAAACTAATTACTTCTTGATTCCTGCGAGTTTTTGGAATCTTGAAGTCATCACTTCAGCTTGAGGTTCTACGATAGTAGAATCAGGCTTAGTAGATGATACTGGTTTGCTTGCCAAACCTTCGGTGATAGTTTGAGCAGTTGCATTTGTCTTTTTCTTGGCAACTGATGCACCGGAATTAAATGATTCGGCCAAAACTGTATATGCCAACTTGACTTCACGAATATTCTTGGTCAAGTCGAAAGTGTTAATGATCTTAAGTTTTTGATCTTCATTCAAACTCTTACCCTTGAACAACTTGTTGGTATAAAGCAACTTAGCATTCAATAGGTTGGTTTCTGCTAGAACACCCTTCATGTATTTGACGGTATTCAAAGCTTCTCCCAATTGTTTCTTAAGAGTTTCGTTTTCTTCGTTGATAGCGACTAGAGCTTCTGCCATTTCTTCGGTAGAAACTGCTTCATCTACTTCGTCTTTTTCTTCTTCTTCGTCTTCTTTCTTAGCTTCGGCTACTGGTGAAGGAACTTGTCCTGTTACAGGAGCAGTTGGAGCTGGAGCTGGGGCTGGAGCAGCTGCTGGATCAGCAACGGCTGGAGCACCTTCTTCGGCTTCCAATTCAGCTAGAAGTTCATCTAGACTAATTTCTTCTTCCATTTCAGCAGATGGTTGGGCTTCTGCTACTTCTCCTGAACCTTCAGATACTTCACTTTCCAATTCAGCTAGAATTTCATCTAGTTCTTCACTGGTTACTTCTGCACCTTCTTCTACAGCAGCTTCTTCTTCAAGCTTTACATCAAATTCTTGCTTACCAGCAGGAGTTGTGTTCTTGCTTGCAGCAGGTGATGGCTTGGTTGGGTGTTGTTTTGAAGCAATGTTGCTATCATCTTTACCGATACCAGAAGATGCAAGTTTTTCTTCGATCTTGCCTTCTTCTGTTGTGGCTTCTTCAGCCATTTCTTCCTTGAGTTTTTCGGCAAACATTTCTTTCATGCTTGCTGCGAAATTTTCTTCAAGGAAAGTTTTTGCATTTGCCAAAGCTGTTTCACGAACGGCTTTTGCGTCAGCAATGCTTTCTTTTAATAGATCGCTCATAGTTATATTACTACCTTTCTTATTGTTATTTGTTGGTGAAGTTATTGAAGAACTCCAAAGAAGATAAAATGATGTGACATCAAAGAATGATGTATTTGAATAATAAATATAATATAAAACCGAAAGAATTAGAAATATTTTATATTTATTGATATATGCCTGCAAAAAGTGAAAAACAAGCAAGACTTTTTAGACTAGTCAGAGCTCTACAAAAAGGTGGAATTAAAAGCAAAGAAGTATCTCCACAAGTACGTAAGATGGCTCGTACAATTAAACCTAGTAGTGTAAAGGACTTTACTAAGTTAAAAGAAATTCTTAATCAAATAAAAGAAAATGAATATAGTTTGAGTAAGGTAAAATCAATAAAGAATGTAAGTTTTAAACAACATTTATTGAAACAAGTAGGTTTGCCGTTTTCTGAAAAAGAATTAGAAGTATTTCAAAATAAACAAAATGGATTTGCTGGATTCGGCAAAACTTCATTTAAAAACAACAAAAATACAAATGAAGTATATACCGAAATTAGCAGCAACAATACAAACAAAAAATTTGTATTTAAAAAACTAGTTGATAAAAACGACGGTACATACAAATACGCTTGTTTTATAGAAAGATCGTTTCCAGACAAACCTGAAAAAGAAATTCTCGATTTATTGAGCAACAGTTTTGATGATAAAGATATTGCTGACAAAACAAAAACACTAGCAGACTTTATTGATCGTATTAATACAACCCTAGGATCCATTTAATATGCCATACAATTTTAATCCTAATTTCAACAGACACATGAATCAATCCAAGGATACATATAAAAATATCAAGAGAACCGGAAATGAAACTCCATATTCTAATCCAGATGTTCGTGCGTTAAATAACAACTATAATAATCATAAAAGTCCAAAATTAATAAACTTTATCAATACAGATAACTTTGAAGAAGATGTAAAGATTTATAAATTGGAAGATATTGACCACCCAAATGGTTGGGACTTTAAAGAACTTGATATATTGGGAGAAATGAACTTTAGAATTGATGACGACTACAAAATGTTTAGTGAAATTGAAGTACCGTCAATTAAAATGGAAAATGAAAAAATAAAAACCTTCGTCTATAAAACTGACGAAGGTTATGTTATTGAAACTAATAGAAAATACGTTTTTGAAACGTTCGATAAAATGTTGGAATTTATTGACTCAATTCCGATGAAGTGGACGAAGCTTTAACTTCATTTGATTGTGGTGAAATTTGTGCTGGGTCGGCAATTTCAAAATATCTTTCCAAACGACGACCCACTTCTTCATACAACATTTCTAGTTGTTTTTCAATGGCTTTCATCTTTTGTGCTTCTTCGTACATCTTAGCGGCATCACGTTTGATTTCTTTCATATCACGTTCTACCATCTTAGCTTCCATCCAATCGCCACATTCTTTCAAAGCATAACGTTCAGCCAAATTTACAGCTTCCATTATTTTTTGAGCAGTAGCATAAACTCCATCAGCTTTCAATCCCTTACGATATTCGTTATAAGCCTTAATGGTTTCAACCATGTTCTTCTTTTCATATACGGTAAGTGGAGTATATGCGTGTTCAGTAGAATTTTCTAGTAAATGTTTTAATTTCATACTTTATAAATATTATAGTTCTGATAGAATGTTGTGGATAATTCTTTCAACATTACTATATGGGTTAATAATTATTTTTTGTTCTACACTTTCATTGATCTTACCTTGTGGATACATGAAAGCGCCTTGTGTACTAGGATTGCTTACAAAGTCAAAGGCAATTAAATCAAAGTCATCTTGTACAACATCAGCACCTTCTCTCATATCTTTCTTTACAGATCCTAGACCACGACTGCTGATTCCCAATAAAATACCAGATTGTAGTAAATCTCTTAAAATGTTACCACTTGGTGTTGGTAAAATTTCAACGGTTCCAACTAAGTCTTTACCGTCCCATCCCATATCAACGATATTGTGACTTACATTCTTTAAATTAACGACTGAAGATTCTGGATGATCAAGTTCACCCATAGCACGACGTTGTTTTACAAAGTTCTGCATGTATTTTTCAGATTCTCTCTTCAAGACATCCTCCGGATAAACTCTGCCGTTTTGATTTTTTGCATCCGCTCTTTGTAGTACGCCACTGACGAGTAATTTTCCGTCCTTGAGAGATTCATTCAAGGCGGACTTTTTAAACTCAAATGGCATTACATCAATTAATACTTGTTTCATATTATACTTTCGGTTGTGTAGAAGGTTGTTGTTCAGCTTCGGGTTCAGAAGGTGTTTCTTCTTCATCCGATGTCACCGTATTTGTTGGTGTAGCTGATTGTTGTGGATTAACAAGAGCTTGTGATTTAGCTACTTGATATTTATCTTTAGGTTTTAGATCAGCAGAACCTAATATTTTGATTGAAAATCCAGGCTTAATAAAGAACTTAGCAACTTTCTGTTTATTTTCTTCACGGCCTATAATGATAATAACATATCTATCATAGTAATAATCAATTGCTACTCCGGTAACATTGATTGTATAATCCGTTTCTGGTTGTTTGTATCCTTTACTAGCTCTTACAACAATCTTTTTACCTAAAATTTTGTCTTGAATAGTCTTTTGTAAATTATTCTTTAAAGTTTCGGTACTACTTTTTAGTTTAGTATCAAATGCTGTAAAATCAGGCAACACATCATAATTCTTTACATCTACAGATGGTTGTGCTTGGGGTTTTTGTGTAGGCTGTGTAGATGGTTGTTGTGGAGGTGGCTGAACAGCTTGTGGAGTTTCTTGTTCGTACTTTAATCCATTAAATCCCTCTGTAAACGGCAAACTACCTTGTTTATACCCAATTAAATTAGGATCTAAATTAGGATCGTTGTGTTGTACTAATCCGTTTTTATCAATATATGTATCAACCGGCTCAATGTTAAATGCTGGAGTAACAAATGCTGGTTCACTATACATTTGATTTTCCAACTTATAACCAGGACTTCTTTTAACTGGTTTTGCTAATTTATATCCTAATTGAGTATAAGTAGCTGGTCTTGCGCCTCTCTTGGAAAAAGCAAAAGGTGTTCTAGCTGCATCTCCACCTACTGCAACTGGACCTGAAGCAACTGGCATAGTACCTGTAGTACTGGCTTCGTTTTTTGCTCTTAATTTATTTAAGAGTGCCTTAACTTTCTTTCTTAGGTGTGGCTTCATTCTTTAACTTTTCAAGTTCTTCAACCAATTCATATGCATTCAACAATGAAGTTAATTGATTTTCTTTTACTACACCAGTAACGCTTTTATTTGTAAATTGATTAACAACTTCAGTGATCTTAATCTTTACAATGTCTGAATTAACTGTTTGAAGAGTATCTTTTAGTATGAGACTTACTCTCTTATATTCTTCATTCACAAATTTAGTAAATTTACTTGAATTGCTAATATTTGTAATATATTCTTTAAGTAGTTTCTTTTGTGCTGGTAACAAATTACTATACTTGGTATTGAAATTTTCAATCAAGAACTTATAAGCTAACAATCTTACTTCTGCACTTTGACTTCCATAAACATCCAAACTCTCTTCACTGTTCTTCTTTTCTTTGGTCAAATTTTCAATAATATATTCTCTCGACTCTACCAATTCTTGTACATCAAATTTAACTTCTTGTTCTGCTTGATTTTCAAATAATTTATAAATAGAAGCGTACAGTTTATAATTGGGAATCTTGTTCTTCAAAAATTCATCAATATTATACTTTTCTTTTATTTCTTTGATTACGTTGTACTTTTGTTTGTTTAGTTCACGTTCATCTAATTTAGAACGTGTTTGTAGTACTACGTTTAGAATACGTTCTGCTGCGTTTGCATCCTTGCTGGTTTGTTGTAGTACAAAATTGTATAACTGTGCTTCTTTGCCAAGTTCCTTACTTTCGTGGAAGTACTTAAACATCAAATTTTTAGTGAACGTCTCATCCCTACCCGCCAAAATATCTGCAGTAATTTGACGCGTAAGAAGTTCAAACAATATTCCAGCATTCTTGAATTTTGAATGTTTTGCTTTCTTATGCATAATATTAATATTATTTATAAATATATCAGAACTCCATAAATATATAGGATTTGTGTTTATTCTTTTATATTTCTTTCATCCATAAAGGATTTTTCTTCTCCTTCTCTTAAAATTTTCTTTTCTTCTTCCACGGTGTTCAACATACTAGTTAATCCTCTGAGAGATTCTAATGATAACGGAGATTTATTTTTATACTTGTGTGTTACTGATAAATCACTACGTCTGTTGTTCTCTAATGTACCCAATGGATCTTCACCAAATCTATATTTGGACGCATCTTTTCTACCAGTTTGATCACGTTCTGCCAATTTTGGTGGTGTAGCTGGTTTGCTTTCTTTTCCACCGGTTTCTCCACTTGGTTTTTCAGAAGGTGGGGTTTCAGCTGAAGTATCAGGAGGTGTTTCTGAACTCAAATCTGAACCTGGTCCACCTCCACCCATATCTGCACCCGGTCCTTCGCCACCACCTTCTTCTTTATCAGCTGATTGTAAGAACTTAATTGCTGGATCGTTACCTTCTTCTTCGATTTGTTTGAATCTATAAGTTCCCTTAGCATCGTCAATAAGTTGTTTTTGCAACTCAATCATATCTTGATCTGTAAGACTAAATACATTTTCATAAATCCACTTTTTACTGAAGAATTTATTTTCTTGCATGTCTTTACTAACTTCAACCTTACTCTTCCAAACATCAATCTTTTCTTTTTCAAAGATAGTAGATGGATTGGTTAGTTCTAATGTGAAATCTACCAACGATTCATCTCTATATCCTTGTGAATACAAATGAATAACCGCAATCTTATTTAATTCACTAACAATGATACGTTGTACACGTTGAATTGTACGAGCAAAACGAATATCTTCTGCTGCCAATGTAGCTTTACCACTTAAACTTTCGTCGTATCCCAAGAATGCCTTTGGAATCTTAAGTGCTGCCATCATCTTATTACGTAGATATTCGATATCATCTGTACCAGTCCATTCAAGACCGGGCAAATTATCAATGCTGGTACCACTATCACTACCACGAACTGGCAAGAAAAAGTCTTCTACCATGTTTTGTAGATTAAAACGTAAATTATAATCACCTGTTTGTTGATCCAAATATGGTGTCTTTTTCATTTGGTTCATAATACGTTCCATATGATTATCAACTTCATTTGGAGGAATATTACCAATATCAACTTTGAAAATACGTTTTTCAGGAGCACGCATGATACGATGAATTAACATTGCGTCTTCCATCAAACTCAATTGTTTCCACACACGACGAGCTCCTTCTAACATACTCTTACCATATGGCAAGAAGTTACTGTCACTCAACAATCTAAAATGTGCAATTTGATAATTTTCTAAATCTTCAAGTTTATTTCCGTATGGCAAATTAACTTGAAATTTAACAAAGCTTTTATTTGTTAATACGGCATTTTCTACACGGGTTACATAGTAAGTACTCAATGGTTCTACCATGTATACACCATATTCAGGACTAATATGTAAACGTAGATAAAAATCTCCGTATTTAACCATACAACGAGTCCAACTCCAAAGGTTGAATTCGATGTTTAGAATATCATAAAACAAATTGTGTAGAATATTCTTGATTTCATCGTTTGTAGATTTGATTTGAAGAATTTCTCCCATTTCATTTCTAGTTGTACATTCATCTGCGTAAATGTCCAATGCAGATGCTAGAATTGGATCCATATCCATAGTGTCATAATCACGAAATAGTTCTACACGACTACTTTGATATGATAAATTGAAATCTCTTGTATATTGATTATATGAAGTTGTACGTAATCTATTAAAACGATCTCTTAAACTATTACGATCTGTAGCATATTGAATCTCATCAGTATCAATTACCTTTAATTTCTTACCGCCGATATTACGAACAATTACGTCGTTTGAAAACAAACGTTTCAAACGTGCAAATAATGAACGATTTCTTAATTCCTGAAATGATTGATCTGACATATATTATTCTATTATATAAGTATTTACAATAACCAAGTTAAACTTTCTTTTTTATTGTTTACCGTAAAATCCATCGTCTTATGATGATCAGCAATAGGGCTTACATCCTTTTGAACAGTAACAGGACTAGTAACCTTAGATATTTTAGAAATCATTGCTTTGTTATAAGCTATTTGATCGTTTCGTAGTCTAAGAGCAGTTTCACGAACCCACAAACCAATACCCATAGACATCACTAAATCGTCGTTATAACCTCTCATTGCCTCAGCTTTTGGTCCATTCCATATAAACACGTTCAATTCTTCAAACAGTCTTTTAGACTTCATAATGACTTGTTTTTGTCTGAAGAATAACTCTAAATTACTTACAATTAACGGTCTGTTTTTACTAGTAGTTGTAAATCCCGCCACCAACTTTTTATCTTGTGCGTGCAATTTGTTACTATATGTTTTTTCAACATCAACTATAGTAAGATCAGTTGCGCTATAAAATGTATTTTGGTAATCTCGGTCTATAATCTGTTGAAGTGTTCCCCAACCCACGTTATTATTTTCTACTACCAACAAAGCATTGTTATATTCGGTTGCAACACTAACCAATAGATTACCATAATCTTTGGTTGTTAGTTGCCCTCTATATTCAGCAACTTGTTCCATCGTTTCTACATCTATAACATGAAAAGCACTAAAATCTCCACCGTCTCCTCTTGCACAGTCTGCTGTTAATAGATAGTTTTTACTATAATTGGGATAATCCCATATCCATAAATCTTGATTATTACCCCGTTTTTCTACGGGATCTTTTAAATATGTTTGTTTGTAAAACTCAAGAACATCCACACTTACAACTTGATTACCAGATGTACTAAAGTCACAATCACATTCTTGTGCTGCACCTTTTACACCAGACAATTCGGTCTGTTTATCTCTCCAAACTTGATCTCTTTCTGGATGCAGATGCCATGGCAATCTTATAGTCTTAAAATTATTCTTACCTTCTTCAGCTTCTACCCAAGTTTTATGGAAGAAATTACCTACACCGTTTGGAGTACTCAATATAATAGCTCTACCACCAGTAGACAGTGTATATTGAGCTGATAACCAAATTTCTTCGATGCCATCGATAAATGCAGCTTCGTCAATGATTAGTAACGATAGTGCTGATGAACGACCGGCAGTGCCAGCGGACGATACGGCTTTAATTTGCGATCCGTTCTTTAAACGAAGTGATAAACGATTGTCTTCTACACACGGTACTTTCAACCAAGATGGCAAGTTATCGTTAGCAAATCTAACTTTGGTAACGATTTCCTTCGCTGTTTCTTGGGTAATACTAATACACAGAATATTCTTATCATTGTGGAATGTCATTAACCACAAACTATAAGCTGCTGTGAGAGTACTAATACCCATCTGACGACTTTTAAGAACAATGTTTAATTGATTATCAACGAAGTCTTGTAAAGCATCTTCTTGGAATGGATACAGTTCAAATCCAACTGTACCTCTAATAGGATGTTGGATTTTAACGTATTTTTTCATGAAGTATATAGGATCTTCTATACACTTCTTATACTCACTTCTTATTATTTCTCTTAGATTTGGCTGACTCATATTTCTCTTC